GAAACATTTTAACCTTGAAGAAAAAGACGTAATATACCATAATAAAGGAGAAGGATTAGCTTCAAAAGATTCAGTTTCAGGATTCCAATTAAATACAAAGAAATATGGTGATGTTTATATTGCTATAAGTACTGGTAAAAAAGGGACTGGTGGACTAAAAGCAGAAATATCTCTCACCAACGGTATAAATAATATTACTAAAAATATTGAAGTAATTAGTGTAAAGTTAAAAAGTAGTAAAAGGACTGTAGTAATTGACGGAGTTATGGCAGCAAAAAGAGTCGGAGCTGAAACAGCTGATGGTTCAAAAGCAGACGTTTCTCTTTACTCTCAGCCAGGAGCAAAAGGTTCTCCTATAGCTAATATTTCTGTTAAAGAAGACGGTAAAAGCGAATCCGATTTTAGATGGGCTTCTGTAAATAACGACAAAACTCCATTTAGAAAAGGGTTTGTTAATAAAGCTTTAAATGACCCTAATTTTCCTATTGAGTTAAAAAGAACAGGTCACCATTTAGATACAGATAAATCCCCTAAATATCAGATGTTTAAAAAAGGGACTAACGAAAGAGTTACTTTAGTAGTAGTAAAGAACGCTCCTACAGATGCAAATGAGGATTACTTATTTGGTACAGATCAACCTAAAACTATAATTGCTACAAGATCGTTTGAAGATAAAGATTTTGAATATGATGATAATACAAGAGTATTAACTATAACCTGTACAACATTATATACCGATATAGATCAAATACAGAATACAAATGTTGAACCTGCATTTACTATTACTCAACATCAAAAACAACCTTACGGGTTAGATTTTAGAATAGTACCTACAGGTATGGCTAAGTATGGTTCAAAAGCAAAAGGTATAGATATAGAGTACTCAACAGTTTTTTAAGTAAGTTATGGCACAAAATATTAAAAAAATCATAGCACAGGAGTATTTAAAATGTGCTAAAGATCCAGCGTACTTTATGAGAAAGTATTGCTATATTCAACATCCTACTAGAGGAAGAATACTATTTAACTTATACCCTTTCCAAGATAAAGTACTACATTTATTTAGAGATCACCAATATCTTATAACATTAAAGTCTAGACAGTTAGGTATATCTACTTTAGCTTCTGGATACTCTCTTTGGTTAATGTTGTTTCATAAAGACAAAAACGTTTTAGCTCTAGCAACCACCCAAGCAACAGCAAGAAACTTAGTTTCAAAGACTATGTTTATGTATGACCAGCTACCGAAGTGGTTAAAGCTACCCGCTGTAGAAAAGAATAAACTATCGTTAAGACTAAGAAACGGTTCTAAAATAACAGCTAAGTCTTCTAATGCAGATGCAGCAAGATCTGAAGCTGTATCCCTGTTACTAATAGATGAAGCAGCATTTATAGATAATATACAAGAAACCTTTACAGCAGCACAGCAGACACTAGCTACCGGTGGTCAATGTATGGCTTTGTCAACTCCTAATGGAATTGGCAACTGGTTCCACCAAACATGGGAAAAAGCAGAATCTAGTGAAAACAGCTTCGTTCCCGTAAGACTACCCTGGACCGTACATCCTGAAAGAGACCAACAGTGGAGAGAAAAACAAGATGCTGACTTAGGCCCTAGAATGGCAGGACAAGAATGCGACTGTGACTTTTTAGCTTCAGGTGATACCGTATTTGAACCAGATGACTTAAGTTTTTACGAACAAACTTACCAAAAAGATCCTTTAGAAAAAAGAGGAGTTGACGGTAATTTGTGGATTTGGGAAGGAGTAGACTATAATAAATCTTATATGGTCGTAGCCGATGTTGCAAGAGGGGACTCAGCTGATTATTCAGCATTTCATGTATTTGACATAGAAAATGCAGTTCAAGTAGGGGAATACAAAGGTAAGTTATCACCAAAAGATTTCGGTAATGTTTTAGTAGCCATAGCAGCTGAATACAACGATGCCCTGTTAGTAGTAGAAAATGCGAATATTGGATGGGCTACTATAGAACAGGTTATGGAACGGGAATACCGTAATTTATACTACAGTGCTAAGAGTCAAATGGACACAGTTGAGTCTTATATGGCTAAGTACGAAAGAGATAAGCTTGTACCTGGCTTTACTATGTCTATGAGAACAAGACCTTTAGTTATAGCTAAGATGATGGAGTATATAAGAGAGAAATCAGTTACAATACAATCTAAAAGACTAATGGGCGAAATGAGAGTTTTTGTTTGGAAAAACGGAAAAGCTCAAGCTCAGACTAGCTATAACGATGATTTACTAATATCTTGTGCAACAGCACTGTATGTAAGAGATACTGCTTTGAGGTTAAGACAACAGGGAATGGACTTAGCAAGAGCACAATTATCATCATTTACAAACCTTAATGCCCGTAACCAAGCTGTTATGTCATCAGTTGCTTATCAGCAAAATAATCCGTATATTGTTAAAACGGACCACGGTAACGAGGATATATCCTGGATATTAAAATAAACGATATTTATAAATAAACCTGTATTAATGGCAGATACTTCACTATTTAAAAGACTTGGGAGATTATTCTCCTCTGATGTAATTATCAGAAATATTGGCGGCGACCAGTTAAAAGTAGCAGATGTTAATCAAATTCAAACTACTGGCAAGTATGAGACTAACTCTTTAGTAGATAGATTCTCAAGATTATATATTTACAATAATAAAAATATATTTAATCCTAACTTAAATTACCAGACACTAAGAATACAATTATACTCAGATTATGAAGCGATGGATACAGATCCTCTTATAGCTTCTACTCTAGATATATTATCTGATGAAGCTACTCTTAAAAACGATATGGGGGAAGTATTATCAATAAAATCTTCTGATGAGAATATTCAAAAAGTACTTTATAACTTATATTACGACGTTTTAAATATTGAGTTTAATTTATGGTCTTGGACCCGAAATATGTGCAAGTATGGAGACTTTTTCCTTAAATTAGAAATTGCAGAAGAATTCGGTGTATATAACGTACTACCTTACACTGTATACCATATGACAAGACAGGAAGGATTAGATCCTAAAAATCCTTCTAAAGTAACTTTTCAACTAGACCCAGACGGCCTTGCATCTTCACAAGATCCAAGTTATAGTCCTAAAAGTAATAAAAAAGTATTAGAATTTGATAATTACGAAATAGCTCACTTCAGGCTAATCTCAGATACTAATTACCTACCGTATGGTAGATCTTTTATAGAACCGGCTAGAAAAATTTTCAAACAATTAACTCTTATGGAAGATGCGATGTTAATACATCGTATAATGAGAGCACCTGAAAAGCGAACTTTTTATGTTAATGTAGGGCAGATTCCTCCTAATGAAGTAGAGCAGTTTATGCAAAAGACGATCAATACGATGAAAAAAACACCGTATGTAGATCCTAATACAGGTGATTATAATTTACGTTTTAACATGATGAACATGATGGAAGACTTTTATCTTCCAGTTAGAGGCGGTGATACATCCACAAAAATAGATACTACTAAAGGATTAGAGTACGACGGTACAAACGATATAGAGTATTTGAGAGATAAAATGTTTGCAGCATTAAAAGTACCAAAAGCATACTTCGGTTACGAAGGTGATTTAAACGGTAAAGCAACATTAGCAGCTGAAGATATAAGATTTGCTAGAACAGTAGAAAGGTTACAAAGAATATTAGAATCTGAACTTACTAAAATAGCTCTAGTACATTTATACGCTCAAGGATTTAGAGGTGAATCACTAACTAACTTTGAAATTAGCCTAACTAATCCATCTATTATATTTGAACAGGAAAAAGTAGCTCTACTAAAAGAAAAAGTAGACTTAGCAAGTCAAATGTTAGATACTAAATTATTTCCTACAGATTATATCTATGATCACATATTTAATTTATCTGAAGACAGTTATATGGAAATGAGAGACTTAGTAGCTGAAGATAAAAAGAGATTATTTAGAATTACTCAAATAGAAAACGAAGGTAACGACCCAGCTAAATCTGGCAAATCATACGGAACACCTCATGATCTTGCATCACTTTACGGCAGACGTCAAGGAGAATCAAAAGGTATGCCATTTGGCAAGGTTCCTCCTGGATATGAAGACGATACTCCTGGTATAGGAGAGATAGGACCTGAAGGAGGTAGACCTAAAACTCATGCTTCGCATTACGGTACTAATAAAGGATTAGGAGGTAGAGATCCCCTTGGAATAGACGGGATGAAGGGCGGATTTGATTCTGACAATGAAAACGTTAATGAAAATGAAGCTGTAGATAAAGTTGATAATACTTTAGCAAGAACTTTATTTTTTCAAAATAAAGAAATATTCGGAGATAGTAAGCAGATAATTTTTGAAAATAAACAAGAAACTAAAGACGATTTGCTTGATGAAGATCAAATCCGTGATTTAGATAATTAATTACTATTTATATAGGTAAGGCGTACTATCTGTACAACAAAACAATTTTATAATGCGTATAAAACATAGTAAGTATAAAAATACAGGTCTGATTTTTGAATTATTAGTAAAGCAAATCGCTGCTGATACACTCAATAAAAAAGACTCTCAAGCAGTAGAGATATTAAAAAAATTCTTTACTGGAAAAACTGCTTTAGTTAGAGAGTTTAAACTGTATGAATTCATATCTAAAAATAAATCAGTATCTCAATCTAAAGCTGAATCTATAGTTTCGACTATTATAGAAGTTTCACGTTCAATAGATCCACTTTCACTGAAAAAATTAAAATATGCTTTAATTAAGGAAGTTAAAAACAGTTATAATATAGAAGATTTTTTCTCTATAAATGTTAAAGATTATAAACCATTAGCTGCTCTATACTGTTTATTAGAAGCTCATAAAGTTACAGACGTAATTGATCCTAATTTTCTAGTTGATAATAAAACTACTCTTTTAGAACACTTAACTAAAGCTTCACAAAATAAAGCTAAAGTAAGAGATACCTTAATTGAAGAGTATGCAAAATATGATAAGGATTTAAAACTATTGACTTTCAAAATACTATTAGAAAAATTTAATAGTAAATACGGAGATTTACTTCCAGAGCAAAAAAATATTCTTAAAGAGTTTATTACATCAGTTGATTCTTCAACTAGGTTAAGAAACGTAGTAAATAAAGAATTAAAAAATATTAAAGAGCAAATAGAAGACTTAAAAGTATCTATCAAGGATGATATCATTACTATTAAATTACAGGAGGTTGCTAAAACCATAGTACCGCTTTCTAAAACTAAAAGAGTAACTGACGATCATCTAGTAAATATTATGCAATATTACGAATTAGTTCAAGAACTTAGATCATTATGAAAATAAGTGAGTTAAGAGGATTAATTAAAGAGTTAATGGAAGAGATGAATGAACAAAGCTCAACTAATGTAGGCGGAGCGAGTTTCACACCGGGTACAGGAGCACAGTATGCTACTCCTTATGCTTTTGGAAAAAAAGGTAAAAAAAATAAAGCTACTAAATATGCTACAAAATTAGGATATAAAGTAGTAGATCAAAAAAAAAGACCATATAATACTAAAATGTTTGATTACTTAGATGAGAACAATACAAGAAAAATATAACGCAGTCTTAGAAGAAAATTTTTCTAAGGCACAATTCGTAAGAGACGCTAAGAGAGAGCTGTCTCAATTTTTATCCCCTTTCAACGGCTTTGATGATACTATTGCTATTCTCAAAAATAAAGGAGTACTTAATGAAGCCAAGGTAGAAAAAACTCTTCAATACGATCCACCACCATCTGGTGTATCTTTAGAAGCTCAAGAAAGAGGTATTGATTATGAGTTACAAGCTATGGGATTAATGTCTAACGATACAGTTAGTGAAAAGGATTATGACAAAGCAAGTAAAAAAGCTTTGAAAAATTTAAGCAAAAATCCAAACCACTACTTAGATTTAATCGCTGGTGAATCAAAAAACGTTAATAAACATGATCAAATGATTCCATTGAAGAAAAATAATCATGTGGATGTATTTAATGGAATGAAAAAAGCTGATCTTAAAGAAGCTAAAGTACTTTTAAAAGAAGGTAAAGTTGAAGATCTTGCTAAAAAATTAAACATATCTGTTGAAGCACTAAAAGCAGCAATGGAAAAAATTAAAAAAGCAGAAATGACTGCTACTGATGCAGCAGCTAGAAAAGCTAAATTCTCTGAAGATACAGTTAACGAATACGATCAATCAGACTCTGTTGCAGATTACATAAAAGATTTTTATACAAACCCAAAAACTGGGATTAGTATAATAGACGACAGAACTATTGACGATTTTTATAGAACTCATCCGGAATGGGAAGAACAAGCAGACGGTTCAGAAGAAGGCATGCAAGCAGTCTTAGATAATTTTAGAGAATTCTTATCTGCAAACACTGATTATATAGATGAAGAAGTTGAATTATCTGATGCTGAATTAGCACGCATAAGAGCTAAAGCAGAACTAGACAGGGATGCTAAGCTTCATGGTGCTATGAAAGAAAAAAAAGGTAAAGACCACGACGGTGACGGAGACATTGATGGAGATGATTACATGGCTGCTAAAGATGCTGCTATCAAAAAAGCAATGGGTAAAGATGTAGAAGAAACAAAAGGAGCTCCTGATGGACATTATTTTACTAAATCAGGTAAT